TCATAGATATGGCGGTTTGATTTCTCTAAAAATCAAGAAAAAAAAGACGCACCGCTCTGTACAGCGGTACGTCCGTAAAAACAGGTTGGAGGGCTTACCCGATCGAGCCTTCCATTTCGAACTTGATTATTCTTGCTTTTCAATCCGCATCATACCGCGTGAAATCCCTTGATTTTACGCGGTTTTTTCATTTTGGGCATTTCGCGTAACATCATAATATTTCATATAATTTTGGTCCGGTTTTGGTCAGGCCAAAATCGTTCGCGCTCAAGAAAAAAATCCCCGCAGCCATCAGCCGACAGGGAATAATATTTCCAATCGCTTGTGATTTTAACCGCGGGAAATCAGGCCGAGGCGATGCAGAATCGTCACGAATCGATAGAAGTCCAGGCTGCTGCCCTGTGGCGTGTCGACGATGCCGGCCGCAACCGCTGCGTCGACGGCTTCTTTCGCCCATTGGGGCGCCTCGTCTATATCGTGTGCCGCGAGCAGCGCGCCGACCTGGGCGGATTGGATTGAAACCTCTTTTCGCAGCGCCGCTACTTCCTGTTGGAGCTGTCGGATGGTATCCAACACCTTGATCGCCTCGTTGATCCGCTCCCATTCCTGCTCATCCATCACAGGCCGCTCACGCCGGCCGCCGCGGCGAACCTCGTCCCGGTGGCTGAGGATGCGCTCCTTGTGCTCGGGCAGTATCATCCGGCTCGATTCCCAGAGCAGGTTTGAGCCGGGTGTCAACTTGTTCACCCGCCTCACGCCGATCGCCTCATCGTCGGCATGCACGCCAATATGCCGTCCACCCGAAACGTCCGCGGTGCACTGGACGCCTCGCAGAACGCCCGCACAACGCCGTCCCGCACGCCCAGCACGCGCTGCGAAAGACGGCCGTCGGTGGACTGGTAGATGATCTCGACGCGGCGGCCTACCCATTTTTGCATCGCAACCACCCCGAACATGTGTTTGTGTTTATTATATGGGAACTAATGTTCGGTATGCAAGCAAAATAAAAAAAGGCTGCAGCGTTGCTACCTCCGCAGTCCTGGATCCTACTTATGCGTTTCGATCAACATTATATCTCTAATCGGGATCCAAAATGATTCAAGCTCCGACTTAATGCAGACGTGGCTGGAATTGCGGCTCTGTATCTTCCCCATATGCCGGCTCCCGTCCTCAGTCAAGATCGTTACGGTTTTCCCAAACCACATCGCATCGGCAATCTCAGATGCTTTTACTCGCACTTCACGTCATCACCATTACAATAGAATTTAAACAATAATATGGCTCCGCCTGCCAACCGGAGCCCGTTCTTTATGGATCAGTCCTGTCCTTTTCTCTGCTTTCTCTTCAAATACGCTTGATGCTCTTCCTCGGTTACCACGAACCTAAATGCTTTCAGTCCAACTTGCTCTGCGTGCAGACGCACCCCATTCCTGAGGGTTATCCATTTGGTATAAATTTCTCTCATTGCTATCAGGCCTCCTGTGGGTATGGTAAATTTTACCCTTGCAGGGAGGCGCTCATAGTGTTACAGTACATTTAAGGTGTGTGTATATGTACTGGCGGCAGGACTATGAGCTTTTCTACAGCCGCGTTGCCGTAGGCCCCCTGCAGGGCATACGGTATTTTTCTTTTCTCATTTAACCCGCCCACCTTTACATCTTTTTATGCTCCGATTGCTCTGCTTCGGGTATACCTCAATTGAATTTCTGCAACCTTTTTTGAAACCTTGTACATTTCTGCCACTTGATTAATTGTAAGTCCATCGATTGCGGTTGAAGGGGCCAGTAACTCTCCCGCAAAAGTATTCGCTTGCCATTCCGGATCTTGATACGGCTTTGGCTTCTCATTGGTCCGTGCCAAACCAATCCGTTCAGGTATGTGCATAATGTAATGACCGATTTCATGAGCAATTGTAAACCTATCTCTTGGTTCATCTTTTATTGCTTTTAGGTAAACGTCTTCACGCAGTACAATCTTTCGATCTTTAGGGTAAGCAATTCCATATTCCTTCATTTTAGCGGTTTCCTTAATCTCCAGGACAAAGTCCTCATCTATTTGCGGCAGACCTTTTTCGAGAAACGGAATGACCGGGAAGGAATCCTTATCCTTCAACCCGACAACATCTCTGATCAGCAATGCCAACTCACGAATTGCTTTCCTGGACATTGGTGCTGCGATGTATGATGGATTCACAGGTCATCACCCTCTGGTTTGATTAAGAATTGACTGAATCTTCTTTTTATCTTCATCATTGAGACCCTTGAGTTCTCTTGCGAATGCGAGCACGAGATCCTTCTCGTCATCCCTCATTTTGGCCAGGTTAAACTTGATGGTCAGTTGAGAATTATGGATGGCTTCCTTAAGCTCTGCCCTTTCTTGAGCACTCAAGGTGTAGTGGATTGAAATTTTGTCGAACCAATCTTGGGGAACATTCCTATTCCCGGTTTCGACTGCGGAAAGGTAAGAAGGGGTCACACCCAACTTATCTGCCATGTCTTTGAGCAATTCCCCGCGATCGATTCTCAACTTTCTGCAGAACTTCCCGAATTGGGTAAGCATGGAAAGTGTCCTCCTCCTAATTGGCTTTCCTGGATTCATTCTACCATAATCCTGTGTTCGGATTCAACTTTTTTTGTTGATCCGTTTAACAGTTGAGCAAATATATCGAATCATCTATTGTTAATCCATGCTCAATAAAAAATCCCCGCCCAGCCATATGGCCGAGCGGGGATTCATTTTCCCAATCGCTTGTGAATTTCAGTCGCGATCTTTCGTCTGCTTGATTACCTGGTGCCCGTACACCGCGAACGCACCGCACAGAATGCCCTGAATGACCGTCTGCGCCGTCAGCCCCTGTAATGCTACCACAGCCCCCACAGCCGCGACAGTTACGATATAAACGATCGTCCAGTCCGGCACCCGCGGCGTCTGCTTCAGTATAACGCCCAACGCCCAGCAGGCGGCCACGACGACGAACAGCGACGGGTCGATGAGTCCGAACAGCGTTTCCCAGTCCACGATCATTTCGCCTCCTTCGGAATCAACCCGGCCCGATGCAAGACCGTCAGGAACCGGTAAAAATCAAACGACCCGCCTGCCGACGGGTCGATCAGTTTCGCGCGCACCGCAGCCTCGACAGCCTCACGCGCCCACGACGGCACGCTGTCCATGCTGTCGCGCTTCCGCAGCGCTTCGACTTCCCGCTGGAGCGTCGCCACTTTCTCCTGCATCTCTTTCAGCGCCTCCATGGCTTTTCTCGCCTCCTCGTCGTATTTTTCGAGTTTGTACGCCGAACGGATCGCCATGATTTTTTCGGCATACGCCGGGTCCGTCGCATACCCGCACGCCCTGAGCGCCCGCGCCTGGCTCGCCGGGTCCGGCGCCTCGACGACTAGCCGGTAACGGCCCAGGTTGTTCAGGAACAGCAGCGCCTGATCTTTCAGGCAGTGCTCAATGCTGTCGTAGGCCCGGAAGTCGGCCGCCGTCTGCACAGTGCGGCCGTCATAGACCTCCCAGGTGCCTTTGCGGACAGCTCGACCGTTCCAGTACGGCGTTTGCCGGCCGCTGCCGACCTTGTATCCGACGATGTTGTTCCACGAGTGGATACGGCCGCCAGTCTCCAGCAGCGTTTGCGCGATGCTCACCGACGGGAACAGCGGGCCGCCATCGACCCGGACCTTCACGGCCACAGGCGCCACAGTGGCGATAAATTCGGCACGCGTCATCGGTCGCTGCCCTCCAATCTGTTGATTCGGTGATGCGCCTGCTTCACCGACTCCTCCACCCGCGTGACGCGCTCGGCCAGCATATCGTAGCGCTGACCCTGACTGCGTATCTCCACCCGCAGATCGTCCACGCCGTCGCGGATATATTTCACCGACGCCCGCAATTCACCGTCCTCGGCGCCGTCCTGATGCACGGTTCGCGACCGTCCGAGCCATCCGAGCACGATCCCTGAAATAGCAGCAGCGGCCGATATGGCCGCCGTGATCGAGAGCGTATCCATTTGACCACCTCCAACAAATCAGTCAGGCCCCGCCTATTCGGCAGAGCCTGCATCTTCTTCGGTCGGCGATTCATCGACCGGATCGGCGACTGTCGGCTCATCGCCCCACACCGCGAAAATGGCGGAGCGGTACGGCTCTGGCAATTCAGCTTCGACAGCGGCACGACCGGTCTGACTGTTTATATATGCACGCCTCCACGGTTCACCGACCGGATACTCCGTGCCATCCAGCTCGACGAGCCTTTGTTTTCGGACGCTCACCGATTCTTCGGTCAGCATATCCAGATAATATTTTTCTTTAACCACTTCAATCCCTCCTGTTATGCAATCTTATACACGCCGCCGAACGCAAGCGTCGTCGAATTCGTGATCTTTGAAGACGAAAGTGCAATGTCGGCAACGTTGTCCCCGTTCTCCCAGAATGAGACTTGGGTGCCGTTCTGGTCTACCCGGGCGGTCAGGTAGTTGTTGTTGCCCATGTTGACGTACCTGAACCATCCGATACTGATCGGGTAATGGCCGTCATTCGCGCAACGGAACGGAAGTCCACGAACGAGAAGACCTCCACCCATACCAGTATCTTTAGCCGAAAGTGCGACTTGTCCCCATACAAACGCAAGGTTGCCAAACCGTACATAGCGGCCATTTTGATTACTGTAGGTGTGGTTCCATGTCCCGGATGTTGATTCGAGAGTTGGCGTCCAGTTCCCAACTTCGATGATGTAATCCGTATTATTGAGATAGAGATGCCCGTCCTTCACGTACAGGCGGTCAAAGTCGGCTTCGTCCCGGGAATACCCCGATGCTCCTGTCTTCGGGAAGAACAGACCTTCTCCGGTCGTGTCGGAAACGTCAGCGAAGAACAATCCGTTGATCCCGATGATGTCGGAATTTGCCATATCGATTCCGTACAAACCGTTTTGGATATGATATCTGCTTCCCGGTGCTTTATAGGGGGCGAGTTCGGAGAGCGGTATTTCACGCCACGAATACCATGTATTGTCGTGCTTGATTCTTATGAACGTGCGGCCACGGCCGATGCCGCCAAGACCGAAGATTTCAGTAGCAATTTGAACCATCCGGGATGCATGACCATACGTTTCAACCGTCCACGCACGACCTGTAGAGCCGGCCCCTCCCAAAGCGGGAAGACCGATAGACACAGCATCGTCCTCAGTCAATAGATCGGCAAAATAAGCCCTCTCCCCAGGTCCCATATCATTAGCAGTAATTCCCAGACTGCTAGAGCCGGTATATTTAGGGGCGTCGCGGCCGATACCGAAATCGCCGACTCTCATCACTCTGCCGGTCGTTTTATCGACTTGACCGACTGTCACATCCCGCGTTGCGGCCGTTCCTAGCCCGGAAATATCCGATGCTTGGAGCGAGACATTGCCCGTCTTCCCTGCCACGGACTTGACGGGCGCCAGCGCGTCGATAGCTTGCTTTGTTCTCTGGGGCGTCATGTAGCGGTTGTTGGCCGTTCCAGCTTCCGCCTCGGACTGCGAAGCAGCAGGATAGTTCTGAACGCTTCCCAGACCGACTTGCTCTTTCGTCACGCCGTGTGGGTTGTTCAAGTTCGAAATATGCGCCGCTGTTGCCTCAAGCGTCGTAGCTGGTGCCGTACGCCAATTGCTTTTACCCGTGACCGCACGAATCATATATGCCAGCCACGACCACAGATTCGTCGGCGAACTGGTGTCGGAATCGGGTGCCGACGAATCATTGATCGTTCTGGTTCCGATTGCTGCGTCCGTCGCAGCGCCGGCCGCCATTTTCCCGGACGTAACCGCGCCGTCCGCCAGTTTCTCCGTGGTTACTGATCCATCCGGATGATCAAGCACCTCGGCCGTGCGGTGATCGTTCATGTCCTTCAGTGTCGCAAAGACGAGCGATTGATCGATGACAGCCGTTACATTCGGCGCTTGTCCAACGACCACAACGCTGTCAATGTGCTTCTCCACGACATCCGGCCCGCCGCCGGGCGGGATATATTCGGCGTTGGACCCGGCGTTCGCATACGCATAGAGGATTTCGCCATCATCCGGGTCCACGGCGAATATCCCAATCTCGCGGAAATAAAAACCGGACGTGAGGTCGCGGTTGGTCAGCACGGCACCGATCACGGCCCGCCCCTGTCCGAGTACCCGCAGCTTCGTGATGTCCAGGCTTATCTTCTCGCTGATGAGGCTCGTCAAATTCGCAATCGGTTGACTTCCAAGGACACCATCTCCGATCGCAACACGTGTATAACGCAGCTCAGCGCCCGCCTGTGCCTTCATCTGGAGGGCAATACCCTTATTCGTCAAAACCAATCCTCCGAACGCGCCCATGCTCCCCCTCCTATACCGTCATGAATTCACCGATATGCAGCGGCATGCCAATGTACATTTGTAGCGTGTCCGTCATCGTGATCTCGATCGCTTCCAAATGAGCCGAGATGCGGCGTACCGAATCAAGCGTTGCAAGGAATTTCCCGGCGTCTTCGGCGGTCACAGCAGCATTCGAGGTGATTACCTTGAATCTTCCCGGCTCGCCGCCGTATTCGAACCATTCTTTGATTTCGCCATCGCCGAATACCTCCTGGATCAACTCCCGAACGGCCGAGGCCGTCCCTTTGCGATGGTGCCACGCGAGCGAGTTTTTGACCAGTTGGCGCTTTTGTTCAATCGGGAGCGCCGGGTCATAGAAATCGACGTGATACTGCCACGCCAGCTCGTCGATCCAACGTTCAGGCAGCGCATCCAAGTTCGCCTGGATCGTCACGCGCGGGATGAGCTGCGACACCTTCCGAATCTCACCGTCGAGTGCTTCAGCTGCCGCTCGGATCGTCGGATCTTCGCGCAGATTCGGAGGCACCAGGTCAATCAGTTTGACGCCCGCAATCTCAATCACTTTCAAGCCCCCCGTACACGACATTGACGGCGCTGGCGACCGCGACATCTGTATCGGGAACAACCGTGTATGTCGGCGACGTCACGGCGACTCGTCGCGCACCGGCTTGCATCACACGACGGATAAGCTCAGACGGGTTGAGATCGCGGCCAATCTTGGATTTTTGCCACAGTACGTAATTGGCCACGGCCTGATCGACAGCATGCTGGATCTCGGTCGCCGACGCCGCGTTTTCCGTGTCAATCCAATAGATCAGATCGACGTCATAGGAGTGCACGGCCGGCGCAAGGACCGTAACGTAATCCGTGAGCGGGCGTACCCGGTCGTCGCTCAGCACGTCTTCCACTTGCTGCAGCACATCGCTCGTCGGCAGCTCGCCGCCGGCCATGAGTACCCGGATTTCCACTTCGACGGGCGCCGGTGAAAGGACGTGTACGTCAATGATGCCGGCGTTCGCTGTTCGGGCCCAATACTCATATGCTCCGCGCGGGCCAGCGACGGAAAACCGTTCCGGAGCAGCGTAGATGCGCTCCCGGTAGGCATCGTCCGTCTCCTCTTCCGCTCCTCCGGCGCTCTCCGTCGTGTTCACCACGCTTGCAACAAACGGAATCGGGTCGACGAGCAGATTGATCTGACCCGGCAGAAACCCGTTCCCGGCCGTTCCAGATTCCGTACACTCCGCCGCCACATCGACGGAGACTTCGCCAGGAGCAATTTCCGCCACGTCCGTCGTCGCGAAATAGATATTTCCTCCCGGACTGACGCGGGTTCCGGCCGGAATCGTCACAGCCTCGGATCGTGGCACCGACAGCGTGAAACGTACTGTCGTCAGGGCAGGCGATGCCGGCAGCCTCGGCGTCTCCACGCGCGCGCCGAGGTGATCGAGCATCTTTCCGCGCGCATACCGCAGCAGATTTTGCTTCGCGGCATCGTTGATCAGCACGCGCTGTTGAACGATCAGGCTCGCGATGGCAGAAAGAAAAAGCCGTACCGGGTCGCCCGGGTACAGCTTTCGGCCACTGATCGCCTCATAGGTCGTGATGATGTTGTTATGAATAGCCTCCGGCTCCGTGTCGATGAGTTGAATGTCCGGCAACTCGTTCAGGCTCATAATGCTTCGCCCCCTTCCTTCAGCCGGAATCGGACAATCGGCGTAAGCTGACCCGTCATATGATCGGCAGCATAGGTCACGGCCGTCACCTCGACGCGTGGTTCATGCTGCTGGATCGCCTCGACGATGCGAGCTGTCAGGCGTGCTTGTGCGACGGGGATCGCTGTATCGAGGTCGGCAAAGTCCACTCCAAATCCGCGGTCGAGCGGAACGCTGCCCTGTGCCGTCGTGATGATCGTACGGAGATTCTGCAGGATCTCGTCCATCCCGCTTGCCGCGAAATTGACCGCCGCAGGCTCGACCGATACGGAATATTCCACGCCCATCCACCCCCTCAGGCATACTCTTTCAGCTGTACTTCCGCCCCGGCGGCCAATAGCCGGCCGGCATTGTCGAACACATCCCAGGTCTGGTCAACGGATTGGATGTACCATTTCCCCGTGCCGAAGGGCAAGCCGCCGATGATGAGCGGTGCGACTACCCCTTCCCTGCACATTCTCGTTAATCGAGCTACTTCGTTCCGAGGGTGAACGCCGAATCGAGCATCAAAGTACATGAAGAAGCTGATTTCGTCTTGACCAGGGCCGAGAAATTGCGATTTTGGATACTGGCCATACACCTCATGCGTCGCCCACCGGGCGGAGCTGGAACGCCGGAAATCCCGGAAAGTCCTGAGCTGCTGCGTCGAGGCGATGAAAACGAGATCGCCGAACGTACCGATCATGAACTTCCCACCTTTCCGAGGCAAAAACCGTTCTCAAGCCCGGAATCGACGAACGCGCAGAGCACCATGTCGTCGACGCTCGGCAAGCCAGCGGTGCCGCTGAAAGGCTGAACGATCGGCAGCCAATCTGTGACCAGGTTGTCCTGGTCGGGTATGACGGCCCGGATTGCCATGCGCACTGCATCCACGCTGGACACGATGCCAATCCTGATGTTTCCCGCCATCAGTACCCCAGCACCTTTCGCAATTCAATTCTCGTGGTGTACCCGGACTGGTTGACCGTATGGCGGGCCGCCTCCACAATATACACAGCATCAAACGCGCCAAACCCGGACAGCTCCACCGTTACACCCTGAACCAGCATGTAATCGCCCATCAGCTCCAGGGTCGCGCGCTGAGCGTCTTTGTTCGCCTGTCTCAGAGCGGCGCGCGCCTTTCGGTTTGCTTCCGCCACGGAGGTCACTCTCTCGTTCAGCTTTAGCGTCGGCCCAGTGGCCCCGGGGATTTTGAACGACCCACGGATCGTCTTCTTTTTCGAATCCGTGTAGGTAATCTCACATGACGCGTATGACGAGCCCACTGTCTGTACATCGAACGAATAGCTGAGGATGTCGCTTTCGCCGCGTACGATTTTCCGGACCGGCTTTTGTACCTCGTACTTCTTTTCATCGAACAGAACGATGGTGTCGTTCGTGATTTTCAGCGCTCCGCCTTCTCGTTCCACCTGCTCGCTCAAAAATGCAAGATCCGTCTCTTCCGACTGGCTGATCCGATCGTAGGTAACTTCCGGCATCTCGTAGAGCAGTTTCAATCCGGCCGCTTTCGCAATCTGATTCGCAATCTGGCGGAGGGTCACATTCTCCCAGGACCGCGTGCGCGTTTCGTTCTTGAGCGACGAATTACCTGGGTAAGAAACGGCTTGAATGGTGATCTCGTCGGGATCCGGGCCCGTGTAACTGATTGAATCCACATCAAAAGTGCCGCATTCCAGCCGGCGATCGATCCCCTCAAAATACCAATCCTTGAGCTCGATAGTCGCTCGCACCCGGTCGCCGCGCCGCGGCATCCAGCTGCTCCGCCATCGTCCGTCCGGATCGGCCAACGTGATCTGCAGATTGTCCGCCCTACCGTTCCCGGAATCCGTGTACGACAGCGAAACCAGAAAGGGCGCAATATCCTGTGAGATATCCGCGCCCTCATAAATCAGATTCACGCTTGCCTGCCTCGGCATCACGACATCCTCCTCCACGGCGGAAGTTCGGAGGCCGGATGCTCCTGCAGCTCCGGCACCTGAAGCACGACGCCGGCGCCGAAAATCACGGTCCGCATATGCTCAGGGTTCGCTTCCATGAGTCGAACTAACTGTAACGAGGAACCATACAGTTTATGGGCGATGCTGTCCCAGGTATCGCCTTGGATTGTCGTGTACTCAGCCACCGAAGCTCAGCCTCCTTTCCTCCCGTACGAACCGCTCCATAAGCGCGCGGAACTCCTCAAACGAAATCCGTACGGCCTCGCGAACCCGCGTCTCGACGCCGGAACCGCCGCCGGATACAGAGATATTTGGCGAAAACGTCACCTGTAGGACAGGTTGTTCACGATCACCGCCGATCAGCCGGTTCGCCAAATCCAGCAGTTGCCTCGATCGAGGACTTTCCTTCAGCGGTATGGCGATTTCCGGGCCGGCCTCGCCGAAGATGGCCGGTTGCGTCGTGATGCCGCCCTCTGCATACTGCCGCATCGAGCCGAACGAAGGAAGATTGAATTGCTGCCGAATGGACTCCGGCACTCCGGTGATGCCGCGAGATTGGTCGAACAGGACTTCGACATTGATTTTCTTTGATGTCGGCAGCTCATTCAATTTTCTGTTGAGTTCGTCTACCGCGATCAGCGCTTCGTCGAACCGCTGCTTTTCAGCCTCCGTCAGATCGTCGTATTTTTTCGCCTGCTCCTCGAGCGTCCCGCCGAGGTCCATTTCGATCAGCTTCAACTGGGCGTCATACAGCGCCTGAAAACTCGATTCGGCCGACCGCAAGTCTTCTTGAGTCTGAACCCACTTCTCATAGTTCTTGTTGAAGGACTCGTAGAATTCTTGCGCATCGAACATCATGTTGGCCCAATTGCCGCCGTAGTCCTTCCCTGTGAGCTCCCGGATCTGTTCAGCCAGTTGCTGCAGCCGCTGGAGCTGCTCGTCATAGGACAAGCTGCTGTCATTCACAATGGCCTGATGCTGCTCGACGAACTGGCTGTATTGGACGTAGGCCTCCCGCGCCTCGTTGTACGCCTCGTCATATTCGGCCAAGCTCTTCGTCAGCTTCTCGTATTCAGCCTGCAAAGCCGGTAAATCGTGCTGCGCCTGTATGACCTTCTGCTCCAGCTCTCGGCGGGCCATTTCTCGCTGCGTCTCGTTGAGCTGCTGGACCAATCCGAGCTGCTCCCGGAAGTTCTCTTTCTTCGCATCTTCGGCCCGAAGGATGTCAGGATTCAGTTCGATCAGTTCCTGCTCGACTTCTTGCAGCCGTTCGCGGGCTGCTGCCAAATCCTCAGCCGACGTCGACGAGTCAGATACGACCGCTTTGAGTCGGTCGTACTCGTTGATCAGTTCATTCGTACGTTTGGCGTGCTCGTCAATACTACCGTAGTCGTCGAACGCATTCCGGAGCGCATCGTCCATGTTCAGCAGCTCACGCCGCGCGCGCTCCTGGGCTTCTCGATAGGCCAGTACGCCAGCTGTCAGAACGCCGACCGCGCCAACGGCAATGCCTACCGGATTTGTGAAAAACCTGAACGCCGACATGAGCTTCGATGCATTTTTCGCGCTCTTACCAGCCCCCTCTGCTGCATCGCTCACCGAGAGAAAACCGCTTACGACCTTCGCGGCGTTTTTCCCGATCATGGCGGCCGGCGTCGCAAGCGCGAGAAACTCGATCAGATCTTTGTTGCGGATGGCCCAATCGGCCAACCGCTCCAGCACAGGAAGGAGTTCCTCGGATATCGGCAAGACGAGGTCAGTCATGAGCTGACGACCCAGCGAAATCCAGTCCTTTTTGACGCTGTCAAGCTTGACCTTCTCGATCTCGTTCATCGTCTCACGGGTCATGTCGAATTGTTCTTGGACTGTACCCAGCGAAGAGACGACCGATATTTCGAGGTCTTCAAACTGCGATCCCATCAGCGCGACGCCGATCTGATTCCGAAGCAGCGGATCCTCGACATTCTGCAGCTGCTCGATGACCATCCGGAATACGTCTTTGCCCTGCAGCGCGCCTGCGGCAAGACCGTCGAGGATTTCCTGCCCGCGGCCCATGATCATTTGGAGCACTTCGAACGTTTTGCTCATCTTGGTGCCGCCAGCTTGCAAATCTTCCAGCATTTGATCCGCTGTTTCTTTGCTCACTTTGGTCAGGAGTTCCATATATTGCTTGGACTTTTTCCCGCCTTTCATCAAGGCGTCCGTCCACTCCACGATGTCATCCGGCGCGAACAGTTGAGCCAATGCGTCGTTGGTTGTCTGGCTGCCGTCCTTGATCCGGATGTTAAACTCCTTGACCACGTCACCCACTTTGTCGAGATTCCACGCGCCGGCTTCCAGTCCGGCCGCGAAGATGTTAAACATTTCGTTGGCGGAAAAACCGAGGGCTGCGAACTGCGGCGCGTACTCGTTGGCGGTGTCAAGCAACTCATTGGACTTGTTCAGACCGCGTTGTGCACCCTGCGCAAGCAGGTTGAACGCCTGCGTAGAGGTGATGCCAAAGTTTCTCGTCATGGTGTCGACGGCCTTCACGCTTTCGCGGATGTCTTCGCCGAACACATCGCGGAACAGCATAGCCTCACGGGTCAGGTCTTCGAGCTCTTCACCGGTTTTCTGCGTGACCTGGCGGACCACGGTCAGGGATTCCACAATGTCCTGGAACCCTTCGCCGATGGGCAGCTCGTACAGCTCTTCGGCGATCCCTCGAAGCTCTTCCATTTCTTCGACGCTCGCGCCGGTGGCTGCTTGCATGTTCGCCATCGAATCGTGGAACTCCAGCACCGTCGCGCCAATGTTCTTGACCGAATCCGCGACGCCCTGAATGACTGCGAACGCCCCGGTATATTCGGCCACCCGACGCAGCGTGTCGCCGAATGTACGAGTATCCCCTTCGACGTCCCGAATCGCTTTCTCCGCATCCCGCGCCTCTTTGCTCACACGAGCAAAGCCGTTCGAATTGCCGATATTGCGCAGTTCACGCTCCACATTTTCGAGACTTTGCGATGCGGCTCCAAATGATCGGCGGAAAGAGGACTCCAACTCCGCGTCCAGACGGAATGAGACTTCGTATTGCCTGCCCCGATTGGAATTAGCCACGCTTTTCACCGCCCCTCAGCTTGCCAACCACCTTAACCCATTCGATCATCTCGCGGATTGACATCGAAAGAAAAAAAGGGATGGGCGTGTAGGTCGACCGCGCCAGCAGCGCTGCCAGTTCCCGCACGCCCAACTCTCTGCTCAGGCCGACCCGATCAAAAAATTTTGCGCCCTCAGCGTGACGCGGGTGAAGTCTTTGGCCGAAAGGGCGTGAATCAACTCGACCGGAACGCCGGCAGCCCGTGCGGCCACGATCGCCTGATAGGCTTTCTGCGCCTCGACGAAAAGCAGCGACCCGCCGCCCGTTGCCGCATATTGCCGCTCACAGGCGATGATATCCTCACCCGTGAGCCGGTCGAAGTCGAGATCCAATTCGGTGTAGGTCTTGCCTTCGAAATCCACGGGCCGGCGCAGCTTGTAGATGCTTTCCTTTTCGCTCATCATGGTTCACCTCACAGACCGAGTTGCGACCGCACATCGGCCAGCGCATCCTCGCCGTCAACCCGGAAAATAAAGTTGAATTTATCCAGTTCCAGCAGCTCGACCCCATCCTGAACGATCCGGATATAGGTGACTTCGAGCTCGTTCGATGCTTCCATCGGGTTCGCCGCCTGGAAGTTGCCCAGGCTGCCCGATTTCGGCATCGCCCGGACGGTGACTTTCAGGCCGGCGGTCCGGTATGTTCCTGCGGAGCTGTCGTACACCTGGATAGCCCCACGGAAATCGAGCGCATGCGCCTTCTGCTGCAACAGCCGAACGGTCGACCGCTCGACCGATCGCCAGTTCAGCGTGACCGTCATCGAGCCGAAATGCCCGATCGTGGGGCTGTCGATTTCGCCGGCGATCCCGGCGCCGCTGAGCGTCTGCGTCATCGCCTCGAAGCTCGGCAGCGTGACATCCGAGACGCCCAGGAATTCATTCCCGTCCCGGTAGACGGAAAAGTTGATCAGCTTTTCAGGAATCTGCTTCACTGTTCAATCCCTCCTTATCAGGCCGTCAGGCTGCTGAGGTACGACGTGTCGTACTCTACGATGAAGTCAATTTCTCTGGCCGGCGACGGCGGCGTCACGTACAGGTGGAACCGAACAATGCCGTCCATCAGGTCGGTATCCGGGTTTTCGTCTGCCCGGAACTCGACGCGGCCGCCGAGCAGCGCGCCGGTGGCGACCAGTCCGTTGAGCCACAGGTTGATGCTATCCGTCACGGCCTCCGTCAGCCGGCGCGTAATCGGGCCGTCGAGCCGCTGCCAGTAGGAGAGGATCACCGTGTTCGAGATCCAGTCCAGCATGCGGCGAACCGGGATAAAGCTGTCTTTCGGGTCCGTGTTCGCCGGATACGCGCCCGTGCGGTTCCCCCATGCCTTCCAGCCGCCGACGAAATTGAGTGCCGTCACGATGCCGGATCCGTTCAGGAAAGCCGCCTGATCCGGCCCGAGGAACAGCGGAGTCCCATCTTCCAGCACGGCCGAGTCGGCCTTCAGCGGCTGGTTCGACGGCGAAACGTACGGCAAGCTGTCGTAAGCCGCATCCGTCGCGCAGATCACGCCGGCGAGCTGCGTCGACAGGTGGTACGTCCTGTCTCCAAGCTTGACTTTCGGGTAACCGTTAATCTGCCTCGGCGACGTGTAGCCATTGGCTTCCTTCCATGCCGCGAGATCCGTATAGGCCTCGTCGGCCGGAAGGTCCGTCAGTGCGGTCGCCTTGAACAGCCCGTTTATTGCGCCGGCTTTCGCCGTCATCACGGCGGCGACGGCCGGCTCGTGCGAATAGCCGGGCGCCAGGATCAGGCCCGGAACCAGCCGGAAGCGCGGGAAGACTTGATCGATCAGCTCCAATCCTGTCGGCCGACCGTTGCCGTCGATGCCGCCGATGATGTCATTGGCCGTGACGGCATCCGGATCCAGTTTGTCATAGCTGACTTTCAGCGCGGCGCCCGCCGGGATCAACCCGCTTGCCAGCCTCTGCACGACGAGCTGGCCGGCATCGTCATAATCGAGTTCGTAGTCCGCGCCCAAGGTGTAGGTCGTCTGGCCGTCGTCCGACTTCACGACGACGGAAGTCTTCAGAACCCCCTGCGCCGGAACCGTTGCGAGGCCGTTTTCGACGGTGACCGACTCGTCAGAAACAGACGTCTTATGCTGGGCCGGATCCAGAACGTTGATCAGCACGACCGGCGCCATCGCGTATAGCGCGAAATGGGAATGAATGAACTCGCAGAGCGAGAATCTCCAGTCGTCGCTGTAGCCGAACGCCTCGACCGCCTCCGAGTAGGTGTGGCACAGAACCGGCTCATTGACCGGTGCAGCTTGCCGTTTGGACAAGTTGACCGGCGCCGTACCGAACACGACCGGTACGCTGCCGACGGACACGGGCGGCGTGACCGCAGTCGGCACCTCGCTTGCGTATACTCCGTGTTTGTATGCCATTACGATTTCGATCCTCCTTTGAGGGCCGCGAAGGCCCTATATTCGACGGTGCCCGCCGTTCCCGCGCGCTGGATGGCCGTCGACAGCTCGGCCGCCGGCACCAGCAGCCGCGAGATCTCCGGCCGCGATTCGATCAGCGGGGCCAGATGCTTCGGGATGCCGTCGCGAAAAACGGTGTACTGCCGCAGCCGACCGCGCTCCAGATTCGGACCGATATAGACCAGCGGGCCGGTTGGCTTCTCCCCGGCCGCGGTAGAACGTTTCGACTTCTCATTCCCAGTCAAACGCATGGATCACCCCTCCTGTTATCTGTTCTGTAACACTTTGAACCGTCCAGATCGTCGTCGCCTCTCCGACCCAGAGAGGATAGGGTTGCTCCTCCGGGATGGACCACTTGTACGGCTTTACGATCCGAAAGCGGTTATCGATGACGAGTTGCCGCAGCAACCCGATCCGGACGTGCTCCATCAGGTTGATGAGATCGTACGCCCCGCTCGGCCGCAGGAAACCGTCCACCCGCTCCCCTTCGTCATACACGCCGAAGCTAAGATGTACCTGAACGGTAGACCCGACATTGGGGTCCTGCGAATCTTCGCCGCTAACAATGCGCGCCACGACGTAGGGAAAATCGATTTTCTCCGGAGCCTTGGGATTTTTGAACGGCAGGTACCATTCGAAGACCCGCGGCGCGGTGAATTGTCCGCCGTCCCCCTTCGCGGCCGCATATTCCGCCAGCAGCCCGCGGAGGAATTCGCAGATCGCCCGCAATAGCATCGCTGCTGTCATTTCGTTTTCAGCCTCCCGAGCACGCGGTTTACTTCATGGTCCAGTCGAACGACCATCCGCTTGTGCGCTTCTTCCTGCAGATGTTCTGCAATGCCCGGCTCGCTCAGCATGACCGGTATGGCCGGTCCGTAAAGTTGATCGATCGGCAGCCGTTTCCGGCCGACACGCCGGAACACGCCCGTATGCCCGCTGTCCATCTGCGCCACAAACGCCCCGGGAATCGGCTTCTTTCCGCCTTCCTTCTTCACCGCGGCCCGCAGGACACGTGTCTGTCGCGGCTGCGGCTTAGATGGCGTGGTCCGGAATCGGATCAGCGGAATACTCGGGCCGCGGGATCGGAGCAGGTAGGCCAGCCCCGGTCCATCTGCTTTCGTGACCTTGATCGTCTGGAGCACATCGCCGTGGCGGACGTAATACCGCTCGCGCACGGCGCGCGCGGCCTCCGTCTTTACCCCCGCCATGACGCGCCGAAGAGTGGCGTCAAACGCCTTTGGCAGATTGTCGCGCACGAATCGAAGGCCGACTGTCGCGGTCCTGAACTCTTTGGCGTTCGTGATCAGCTTCATACCTGGTTCCCCTCCAGCGTCACACTGAGCAGCCCCATGTCTTCGCCGACCTGGACGATCAGATACGGCTGGCCGTCGAGGGACAACACTTGCCCCTCGACCGGCCGGTATCCGAGATCCGTCTCGCGGACAAAGAAAACGACCCTGTTCTGATACGTGCCCTCCGCGTATAGATGCGGTCGGCGGTTGATCAGATCATAGTCGAGTACAATCGGGACGGATTCTCCGTCGATGTCATGATGTTCGGCGAATTCGTCGAGATTCAAGTACACGGAAAGATCAGCCGATACGTGATCCTTAAAGCTCATCGTCGGCCTCGTCATCCGAATTCCCAAGCGATTGGGATTTTTCGAGCTCGGCGATGCGTTCTTCCAGGAACCGGATCGCGCTGGCTCGCGGATTCTCGCTTTCCCGCTCCTTCCGGAGCCATTCAGCCAGCAGTTCGACATCTTCCGTTTCCGCGGCCAGTTTCTTCAGTTGCGCGATGGTCATCGATTCACCGGACGGCGGTTCCGCAGCATGATCGGATGCGGCCGTGATCGCGCCGTTTTTCCTCAGCAGGTCGATCATGTCCGGCGGCAGCTGGCCGGCGACATTTTCACCCGACTGATACAGTCTGCCGCCGTAATTGAGCGGCCGATTCAGAATCAGACGATTCACTCACCGGCACCTCCGGATGCACCGGGGTTCTTGAACAGCCCGCGCGAATCGAGCACCGTCACGCCGTAATCGAAGTAGATCCGGAACTCCATGCCGAGACGGTCGAACGGAATGTCCGTTTCGAGCGTCGGCACTTCCTGGCCGCGCAGATACGTGACCTCGATGGTGTCCGCGACGTTCGGATCGGCCGCGAGATACCATGCGGTTTCGCTGTAGGTATCCAGCTCGGCGTCCACGATGACCGTGTACGCATTCCGATACACGTTCGCGACGCCGCTGTGCGCGGCAGCCGGATCGGCTTCGCTTCGCATGTATTGCAGCGCGTCCGTTTCCTGCGCAGCCGGCACGATCAAGAACTTCGGCGCGATGTTGAGCGTGGCCAGGCCGCGTTGATTCTTCTGCGTGCGCATCTTCCGGCGCGCCTCGCTCATCGTCGACGTGCTGATCCGTCCCGGCGTCCCCAGATTGTTCCGGTCGGCCGAGAAGAGCGGCGCGCCGTCGTAAATCGTCGGGTTGCTGCCGAGCATTTGGTACACCAGCTTGTTGATGCCGCGTTTCGCGGCCGAAACGTACGCGGCCGGCACACGGTTGAGCATGCCCAGGTCGTCATTGATGAACGCCTGCCGCGTGAAGCCCCACCGCTTCGCGTAGGTCAGGACCGCCTTCGTGACCTTCTCGTCCTTCAGGCCTTCATCGTACGGAATCTGGCCGTTTTGCGGTACCAGCTCCAGGTCGCCCGCTTCGCTCATGCGGTAATGCTCCGCGACCTTGAAGTCCGGATTCGATCCGCGGGACGTCCAGAATTGGAAGGTGGTCGGCGTCTCCTCATAGACCTGGGACAGTGTCTTGTTTACGGCGTTCGAGATGATGCCGGCAAACTGGCTGTCCGGCATGAGCGCCCGCTTCAGCAATTCGTCATCGCTGAGCCGATGCACTCCGGATTCGCCGATCCGTTGCAGACATTCGATCGCGAGGTCACGGAGGCGCATGCCGCGCAGTTCCAGCGCGCCGTCAGCCGACTTCTGGATATGCCGCCCAGCGCGGATCAGCAGCGCGTCCGAGGCCGCCTCGCGGAACTTGTCCGCCTCATCGGAAAGCACGCGGACCTGTTGCGCGGCCGGTTTCCGGCTCTGCAGTTGCTTTTCGAGGATGGCATCCTTCACTTGTTGGACCGTTGCACCGCTGCGGATGAACTCCGGAAGCTTGTCCTCCATCCCGAAATTGCGGCACAGATCCGTGATTTCGGCCACGCGCTGCCGCTCCGCTTCCGCCGCTTGCCGCTTCAGTTCTTCCGGATCGACCGGATTGCCCGGGGCAGGCACGGATGCCCTCTCGGCCGCCGGAGCACCGCTGTCCGGCGCCTGAGCCATCGTTTTCAGTCGCGTTTCATTCATCGCTTCTTCCTCTCCTTTACCGAATGAAATGTCTGCGCTTCTTCCGACGCCAACCGACGGATCCGCCGGCGTCGGTTCAATCGAGATTTCGAACGGCTGCCACTTCACGGCGACATACGCCGGACCGGTATGCCGTCCGTTCGATGAGGTCTTGCCCGCCTTGACTTCTTCCCACGCGCTGACCGCGTACCCCACCGATACGCCCTTGATGATGCCCTTGACGACTTTCCGGAATACCTGGTCGCTGTCTTCGTCGTCGTCGAACTTGACGATCGCCTTGCCCTTCCGCTGATCCTCGTCGATCCAGACGTGCACGATCGACCCGATCGGCATCCGGCCGTACTTGACATCGCGGCCGTGCGAGAAGAGCAGCACGCCGACCTCCTGCAGCCGGCTCAGGTCCACGGCGCCGCTGTCGTGGCTCAGAATTTCCACGCCGAACCAACGTTCGTATGGCGTTTCCGAGCTGAAGGACAGTTCGACGGTCCTCTCTTCTTCGTTGATGGCCTCGCGTTCGAACGTGAGCGTCCGCGTCAAATTTCTGTCGAGATTACGCGATCGGCTCAGCATCATCGGCCGCATCATTTCCGGAAGCACCGGATTCATCACCTCCCATGAGTTCTTTCATGTAACGAATTTCAGCCGCTCGCTGCTTGATCACTTCACGCCAGTCCTCACCCCTTTCCGCGGCGATTCTTGCAAGCGTGTCCTGATTCGTCTCCAGCGCGATTTTGTTTGCGGTCACCTCTTTCGTGGGATCAATCCACGAACTTCCCGGAGGTATCCAAACGTGTGCAGTGTAACGCTCTTTGTTTTTCAGATAATCAGGGATATTGAGCTGACCCGTCAGGTGCATCGCGTCCAGAAATTCCAGATAGATCGGCGTGAGCACCCGATCGGCCAGCATGCGTTGCATCTTGCGGAATACCTTCCGGTCCTCGATGAGTCCCTGGCGGGCGGAGGAGTATGTCACCTGGGACAAGTCCCGCGAAACCGCCTCATAGCTGAGCCCGAGTCCAGCGGCAATCAGCCGGATGAGGGTCGCGAGAAAATCCTTCGTGTTGGATGCCTGGCCGGATGGGATCACCGTTTGCACTTCATCGCCCGGATTCAGCTCGCCGATCATACCCGGCGAAAGCGTCATGCCGTCGTAACTGACGGTTTGGCCCGTTGTCCCCATCCCCCGCCCCGGCGCCGTAGGTTCCCGCTTCTTGATGAAGACGGCCATGCACGCCAGCACCCGTTCCTTGATGCCGACCGCCTCGATAAACTGATTGGCGTCCTTAATCCGGTTGAGCGCCGTCGCCAGCAATGATATCTCCCGAATTTGCTGGGGATGCGTTTTGTTGAAAACATAAATGACGTCCTTCGCCTCGATGCGCACCGTCTCGTTCGTGTACATTGCGAGACCCGAAGCGTCCACTTTCTTGAAGTGGAAGGCCGTCGGCCGATTGTATTGGTCCAGCTCGATGCCTTCGATAACGGTTCGGCCGTTATAGGATGGCAGGTTCGTCGCGAGTTCATCGACGGACCGGACCTGAAGCTTGAACGGGAATCGCTCGTCTTTGACATATACTTTGACCACAAAAAAACCGCCGTCCACAATGTAACGGCGGATCAGCATGGATTCGATTTCTTCGAGCGATTGGGTGCCCGTAATATCGCAGTTCTCGGCCCTTGACCACTCGCGCCAGAGCTTCTCGATTTTATCGTTCAGCTCATCGTTTTTATTGCCGAGCACATCCTCTGCGATCTTCGCCTGCAGGACGCACCCGCTTCCGACCACGTTCCGGTCGAAGGCCGACAGCACCGCGGCCGCCAGGTCGCTGTTTCGTTCCATGTCCTGGGCTCTGGCCCGGATCGTTTCACGTTCGCGTGCAATGCGGAACCGGTCGAAGGTCATCGACGGGTTCCAGTTTGCGTTCAGCCGTCCGCGGCCACCGGAGTCGAACAGGTCCATTCCCGACCGCCAGGCCATACGTTTGTATGCCCATCGTGGGCTGAGGATCGCGATGGCGCGGTCCAACCAATTCAACAGGATCACCTCCCTTCGAAGTAGGCGAGTTTGAAGATGCCGCCCTGCTCCAAGATACGGAGTTCGCGTTCCAGGCGGTCCCGCTCCTGATAAAGCATTCCGAGATCCGCCCGCCGAATCATCCGGCTTCCGATCCGATATTCCTGGGCGCCCTCATAGATCGCCTGGATGGCTTTCTCCACCTCGGCGAGCTGCTGCTTGAGCTTCGCGATGCGCTCCTCGCGCTCTTCTTGCGTCACAACCACGACCTCCCCTCGATCCAGGAACTGATTTTCGGCTTCTGCGCCGGTCTCGTTTCAGGTTGCTGAGGCTTCTTTGCCGGCGGCTCGTATCGCATGTATCGGATCCCGAGCCGATCGGCGGCGAATGCCGCATACACTTCGGCGTCGAGGTAGTGGTTGTCAGCGTGCGCGGATTTCGGTTGCCACATTTCGACCTCGCGACCGCCTCGTTTCACCTTCACCTTTTCCTCGGATGTGATCTGCTCGGCGTAGTCGAGGTCGCAGTCGTTATGGACATACCAGCCACCGGACTCGCCCGGCTTTCGCGCAAGCCGATTTGCAATGAAATCTTTGTAGTATGCCCCGTACACGAGGTACAGCGAAATACTGGCCTTTCCCTTGTCCGTGCGATCGATATGTGTGAGCCGGTACTTGTTCGGTATCTCGTTGCTTGCGCCCTTGACCGCCACAGCCCATTCGGAGTTGGCCGCGACAAAATCATAGGTCTCGTCCGCGTTGTAACCGGAGTCCACGGCGCAGAGGTTCACGAAGTATTCCGTCCCATCTGCAGAGTAGTACGGCGTATTCATGACCTGTTCGATATCGGCCCATGTCTCGGCCACCCCGTGACGCACGTTCCAGCTCGTCATCCGCTCGCCCCATGCCCGGATCGTGTAGTAGAACCGGTCCTGCTGCACGTCCACGCCGCCGGTCAGCAGGATCGTGCCGTTCGGCACGACCCCTTCGTCGTACCCGCTGGTCCGCTCACGCACCTTCTCGCTGTTCAGCTTCACTTGCGTCTGTTCCCACGGCTCGGCCAGCCAGGAATTGACAAAGTTCATGAGCTCCTCCGGCGTGTTCTTCGATACGAGAAATTCATAGGCCACATCCCCGAAGCGCACCCACGGGCTGTATATCGCGTTCAGCCAGAATGCCGTCTTGTTTCCGCGAACGTTCGAGCGGCCGTCTTCCGTACGCCACTCGCCGGCGCGAAGCATCGCCGGTTTCTGGGCGTCACGGATCGGCTGGCGGCATCGCTCGCATTCGTAATGCGCCGTACCCCGAATCTCATCCCGCGGAAGCGAACGGTCGAACTTGATCTGCTTGAACTTCAGCGTCTGATATGCGCTGCAATGCGGGCACGGGACGTAGTACTGAAGCTTGACGTCCGCTTCCTGATACGCCTGCCAGATGGGGCCGGATTTGTACGTCGGCGTCGACGTCTGGACGATTTTCCGGTTGTAAGTGAACGTTTTTGTCCGCTCGCGGGCCAGCGCCCTCGGATCGGCTTCCTTCCCGGCGCTTTTCGGATACTTGTCCACCTCGTCCATCATCAGGTATCGAATCGGCCGGCTGGCCAACGATGCCGGGCTGTTGGCTCCGGCGACGACGACATACATGCCGTCAAATTGCAGTTCCAGCACTTTGGATTCCTCATCCCGATATCGCTCCGAAAGTGCCGGACTGAGTTGGACCATCGGCTGCATCCGGTTTTTCGATGTGAATTCCGCCAGGTCCAGCGTCGGGTAAACCACCAGCGCCGGGCTCTGGTCTTGCGCGATCACATATCCGAGCATGTTGAAGATCGCTTCCGTCCCGCCGACCTGCGTCGGCTTCACGAAGATGATTTCCTCGATCCGCGGGTCGGTAAAGGCGTCCATGATGCCGCGAAGGTACGGCGTCCTGTCCGTCGACCAGGGGCCGGGCTCTGCGGCCGTCCGGGAATCGAGCACGCGGAACCGGTCCGCCCACTCCGAAACCGTCATTTTCTCAGGCGGTCTCAAAACCTGGAGGGCTTCCAGGATCCAGGGCGGCCATTCAAGATTTTTTTGCATCGTACACACCCCGGACCGACAGTTGGAGCAGGACAGCGTTCGTCGTATCGGTAATCTGTTGCTCGATCACGCGCACTTGTTCCGGCTCCACATACGGGGCGACTTCCATCGCGATTTTGCGGCTGAATCCCTGCATGGACCGCCTGAGAGCGACCAGGAAGCGCTGCAGATCGCTGACCACCTCTTCCCGGCGAATGTACTCGCCTCTCGATATGGCGTTCTTGAGTTCCGCGGACTCCGCCTGCTGCTTCTTCAGCTCCGCCTCATAGTACAGCTTTTGTTGTGCCAGGGTCATGCCTTCCCCGGATTCGTTCGACCTTCGTTTCACACCCCGGTTTTCCATCACCCAGGCAATTGCATCCCGAAGGACGAACCAACCATTCGATCGTTTCGGCATACCGGCTTTGACCCACTGTGCAAGCGTATTGCGGTGCACATTGAGCACTTCGCAGAGTCCGAAAGTATTGATACACAAGGCATCGTCGACGATTTTTGTCCTGATTTTTTCGCTCACGATACCCCCTCCAAAATGCACAATGACCACTGTGCAAAAATTTTCATACTCGGTTGATTTTCGGGGTCGCCAGTACCCGCGCTCCCCCCACCCCCTCCGGAAGGACCCGCGGACCCCCGGAGCCCGAAATCCCAATACTGGCGCGGGTTTTCGGGTTTTTGAGCATCAAAAAACGGCCGCGATGGGCCGTGTGTGGTGTCTGAGTTTCACATATCTTATATTCTGTTGAACCTACGTATCTTTCAGACGCTTAGAACCGCAAGGTTTTTCGGGAATCGGTTCGATGAGTTTCACTTTTACGCAATATGTGAATCTGCCTACAAACCGAACCGATTCATAGCCTTCCGGATCTCGTCCTGGTTGATGCCGATGTACCTGAGGGTGATGGATGGATGGCTGTGGTTATAAATCTCCATCAGCATGGCGACGTTCCTTTCCTTCAGATAGAAATGGTATCCGAACGTCTTGCGCAAGGTGTGGCAGCCGATATGTTCCAGATTGAACTGTCGAGCCACATCCCTCAGAATTCGATAGGCCATCTCACGAGTGATCGGTTTCCGCCGGCCATGACGATCCCGCTGACGGCTGGGGAACAGATAATCATCATCCGATTTGTCACGGCAGTATTCCTGGATTGCGCGCTTTAGTTTCGGGTTGATCTCGATCAACTTCGTTTTTCCAGTCTTCTTCTCCTTGATTCTGACCTGGGATTTCCCGCGCACATCCTGCACTTTGAATCCGAGCATATCCGTGATGCGAAGCCCAATATTAATTCCCATTACGAACAGGAACCAATCTCTCGGATTTTTCTTCCACAGATAAGCTTTGATCTCATCGATCAATTCCAAATCGCGTATCGGCTGGACGGCGTTCACGATCACCACCTCGTGTAACAAAAGAAAAAGCGCCATTCGGCGCCATTTATCCAGTGTTCCTTTCGCAAAACTGTTTCATTTTTTCATATGCCTTTTGAATATCTTCTTCATCAGTTGCAATCCATCCATGAGTCCGTTTGTGGGCACGTTGTGTTTCCTGCGCGTAGCCATAATACTTTCCGTCATTGCCTTTGGCCAACTTGACCTCCCAATCCGACCTATATGTAATGTTAGGATTGGGCTTTGAGTACACCTGAATTAAAAAAGATCTTATTTCATTCATCCGAATCTCCTCCTCATCACAATATTCGACACATCATTCCCAGATCCTGTCGATAATGTTGTGATGAGTGTTCCGAGTAAGTCCACAGTTTATTCTGCGGGCTTGTCTCATCATATGATGCTTCGTCTGCCTTGACGGCGTTCCTGGCGATTGCGTGGAATAGGCTCAGCAAGTGGTGCCAGCTTTCGAACCATCCAGTACACCCATTTCATTCCGATGCACCCCTGGACAAAAAGTAAGACGCTTGATTACTTCAAGCGCCTTGTGTGGATCGTATTCAGATAATCTCCGTCCCCATTCTATATCAGCGATCATTTGAGACGCAAATTTCCTGCAAAATCTGCAATTCCTGCAATTCCTGCAATTCCTGCAATTCCTGTAATTAGCGCGCTTTAGCTTCGACCATTCTCCTGATGATTCTATCCCGGATCATATAAACTTGCCTTTCCGAGTATCCGAAATGGCGGGCAATTTCCGGAATTCGCATGCCGTCCAGAAGACAGTCCAGCGTTGCTCGGTCGCGTTCGTCCTCAACTAGGTCGATGCGGTCCTGGATGAATCGCACCTTCTGTTCCAGCCGCTCGAGCCGCCTCCATTTCTTCTCGCGCCGAAGCGTCTCGTGATAGACGGGATCGCTGACGCCGCCCTTCCCGCGAGGCATGTCCATGTTTTCATAGGACCGGACAGCGCCTTCACCAGCATCTTCGAGATAGCCGCGCAACCGAGCGATATCGCGGACCATCCAGTGATAGTCCCGCAAAATTTGCTCGATCTCTTTGTATGTGTACGTCATGACGTGCACCGCTCCCCTATGGTATAATGACCATAAGGGAATATTTGTTCGAATGCCTCCACCCTCGTTTGCCCGTCGTGATGGAGGCATTCTCTCTTTATTTTCGGCGTCCGAGTTTTTCCTCGAGCCCGAAAACCATATCGGCTGCTTCCTTGAGCTTGCACCGGTACAGATTTCGAGCCAATAGGACCGCCTTCGCTCGACCATGCAGAAGGTACTCGCGTTTAACAGCCTCTTCGCGCGACCGAATGCTGAATTCAAGTTCGCCCCACTTGGTTCTGATGATCACTTCATCGCTCCCTCCTCAAAAATCACATGCTCCAGATCGGCAGTCTTTGCCGTATACATCTCCCTCGTTCACCGGAACCTCACGCATCGTTGCTTCGTTGATCAATCGTTCCAGCTCTCGGATCGTATCCGATATCTTGAGCTTAATCAGGCGGACCCGGCGCTGATGATCCTCGTTTCGATCGTTGCAGTACATGTACAAATGCAGTTGCACAGCCGAATCTTCCGCCTTTACAAGTTTCCGCAGAAGACTATCCGCCATCTTGAGTTCGTGTCTGCTCATCTTACCGTTCATACGCAATCCCCCTGTACATGTCCGGTATCGGCCGGCCGGAGCGGTCATGTTCCGGAGCAGCATGATTCCGATCCAGACTGACGAACCGGTTGTAGTTCTTCAGGAAAGCAAGCTCGACCGTTCCGACCGGTCCGTTCCGCTGCTTCGCCACGATGACTTCAAGGATGTTCTTCTTGTCAGTCTCCGCGTCATAGTAGTCGTCTCGGTACAAGAATGCGACGACGTCGGCGTCCTGCTCGATCGCGCCCGATTCGCGCAAGTCGGAAAGCATCGGCCGCTTGTCCTGCCTCTGCTCGACACCGCGGCTGAGCTGCGAAAGCGCGATGACCGGCACATCCAACTCGCGCGCGATCTGCTTCAGCGACCGCGAAATCTCCGTCACTTCTTGCACCCGGTTCTCGCGCCGACCGCGGACCGTGACTAACTGCAGATAGTCGATGATCACGAGGCCGAGCCCCAGGCGTTTCTTCAGCCGCCTGATCTTGGCGCGGATGTCCGTCACCGTGATGCCTGGCGTGTCGTCGATATAGATGCCCGCTTCCGACAGTGCGCTCATCGCCATCGGCACTCGCGACCAATCGTCGAAGTCCAGCTTTCCGGATCGGATCCGGGATGCATCAATTCTGCCTTCAGATGCGAGGAATCGCTGGCCGAGTTGCGTCGCAGACATTTCGAGGCTGAATATCGCGACGATCTCGCCGGATCTGACGGCGGCGTGCTGCGCGATGTTGAGCGCAAAGGCCGTTTTTCCAATGGACGGCCTAGCCGCCACAATGATCAGGTCGCCGCGCTGAAAGCCGGCTGTCAGCCTGTCCAGCTCGTCATATCCGGACGGGACGCCGGTGATGCCGGTTTTACTCACCGCCCTTGCTTCGAGCTGGTCATAGGTTTCAGCCATCACATCGCGCATGTACCGAAAGTCCTGCCCGGACGATGTCTGATCTGCGAATTGTGCGGCCGCCGTCTCCAGCGCCGCCGATAGAGTCTCCGGATCCTCGTGCCGGATCGCTGCATCATACAGCCCTCTGATCAGGTCATATCCGATCCGCTGAAGCCAGCACCGCCGAACTTCACTTGCGTAAAACTCGACGTTTGCCGCCGTCGGCACTTCCGAGAGGATCCGCGACAAATACTCGACGCCCCCGACCTGTTCGAGCTTGCCCAGGGACATGAGCCGGCTGGTCAAAGTGATAAGGTCGATCGGCTCGCCGTCATCACGCA